CTTTAAGTCCTTGCACATCTCATGCGTCTGATTGACCGCTGACTGCAAGTCCTTTTCCAGAATCTCTTCCAGATATTCCTTGTCGTATTTTTTTCCGTCCTCCCAGTGGTCCTCCACGCAGAGGTGGCCGAACCCCACGGTCCTTTTATTCAACGTGTCGCGGTAAACGGTGTCCCGAAATCCCTCGTGTTTCTTGACTGACTGTAATAATTTATCATAGTTCATCCCATTATCCCCACGTAAGCGGCACGAAGAATCAACGCCATCACGCCGAACGATACCGTCCACACGATCCTGAAGATCGTGTCAACCTTTCCGGAGATGTGATTGATATGATTGTCCAGCTTCTGGTTGATGAGCTTCAGCTGCCCCTCGATCCTTATGATGTCCTCACGGTTCTGTATCATTTTTTCCTCCGCCATTATAATATGCTCAGTATGCCTCCGCCTTTAGCTCCCTTCGTGAAGGGGTTGTCGTTGATTCCCTTCTGCGGCTCCGTGAACTTTCCGTCATTGCCCATCACTGGATTCATCTCCATCAGTCCTCCGCCTGCCGCGTACTGCGGCTGTCCTGCGTTATAGGCGAGTGCCGCGTCCAGATCACCTCCGTAGAGCGCCTGTGCCGCCGCTGGATTCATGACCCTGCTGCTCATTAATGACGACCCTGCCTGATTGGCCGGCGCCATTGATGTCTGGTCGTATCCCGCACCTTCACCACCTATCTCAGGTGCGTAGTCGGCGTCAGGATATATTGAGTCCGGCTTTTGCATCATCTTCTGGATCATCTCCGGAGCCGTCGGCTCTATCTTATCCAGTCCTTCGAGGACGTTCTTGCCGCCCTCGATGGCGAGGTCTTTCCATCTTGATCCTTGCTGTTTTAATTCATTAGGTCGTTGCATCACTTTCTCGGTCGTGTCGAGATAGCGCTGTGATTCTTCCAGTTCCGCCAGCTCCTTGTCGAAGTCCATCCATTCCTCCGGGAACATCCTTACGAGCTTTTGAAAGTTAAGNACGCGCAGTGCCGCTGGAAGCGTATCNTCAATCGTGTTCATGTAGACGCGCATTGATACTGGTGATGTTAACACCCCGGCCATGTACCTCGCTCCCCATGCCAAAGCCGCTGTCTTCACCCATCCAGGAAACATTGCTCCAGCGACACCGGCTCCCACTGTCTTTGTCTTCAGTCCCAACGCCTGTGTTGGAAGCGCTGACGTGATAGATGTTCGTACCCCCGCCATGACCGCACGACGCTGCATGAACGTACTGATTTCCGGTATGCCGTGCTTGGCGGCAGATTCCATGATCGTCGCGAAATCTTCAAGCATCGCATGCGTAGGGAGACGGGTAATTTCCGTCTTGGTCAACCCTTCCCCAGCCTCTATGCCTGCGTCCTTCAGTGTCTTGCCGAAGATGTCATCCACGAATTCTTTTTCAATTCCAAACTCATCAATGTATTTTGTCTTAGTAANTGTTGGTCCAGGAAGAGCGTCCTTGAAGAATGAGCTNANTNTCTTTTCACTTCCAAGACCCAGTGCTTTTCTGAATACGGAAGCATCAAATATCTCCGCCCCTTCCTTCTGGACTATGGAGTTGTTGAACGTATCGGCGATGTAGACTCCCAGCCCCTTGTTGTAGGCCTTATCACCGACGATATTGCGAAGCGCCTTGATGTTAAGGTCAACGAGTGATGGGTCCTTCTCCGCCACGTCAATGATTGTTTTCCACAGGCTGTGGGAAGCACGTACTGGATCATTTCCTATCTTCAGGTTGAATCCATAGCGCTGAACCTTGCCGACTGCCTGTCCCACGTCCGTCCCCCAGATGAGCATGCCGTTGCTGACAAAATCCTCGTAGTCCTTCCATAGTCTGTGAACTTCAGGAACGCCGCTCTTGCTGAGATTTCCTATGTCAGTCTCCCACGCGCGGACGATGTTGGACATGTCGTCAGCGATGTTGCCGTAGGCGCCCTTCTCAAGGGTCTCACGGAGTGCGTCCATCTGTGCACGGAGTCCGTACATCTGCTTGATGCTCCTTGCGCCAGTGCTTGTGTTCAAAACCTGTGTTCGTAAAAAGTCAATGAGTGGTGCTGGAACCTTGGAAGGAATCAGCATTGCTTCCGCCTCTTCTCTTCCGTATCTTCCGGCAGTGTCCTTCATTCCCATTTGAAGCGTGTCATCATAGAACTGGACGATTTTCTTCGCCGTATCGACGAGCGTCTTGTCATAGACGACGGCGCCGTATTCGTCAGCTGCTTTTACCAAGGCGGCCTCTTTTTCCTTCGCCGCCGTCCTGAATCCGTGCAATGATTTTCTTGAAAGCGATTTAAAATTAACGCCCATTTCCTTGGCGCTTTGGTAAGGCGCCAATCGGCCAATGATGTTTTCTCCGACGTCCATGACGTCGTCCATCTTTCTTGCGATGTTGCGGTAGGCAAGTGTTCCCAGATAAGGTGCGCGTCCGAAAACTTTCATCAAGCCGGCGAGGATTGGGGATCCTATCTCGTGCCGCCTGACATTCGTTCCCGCGACCATGTCAAGATCAGGCCACCACTTTGAAGAGTAGTATTCATCCGGTCCTAGCCAGTTGAATGCCTTGGACTTGGTAAGCTTCGTGAAGAAATCAGGAAGACCTTGCGTCAATCCTATTCCTTTTATGTTTATGTTTTCAAGAAAATCACCAGGAAGATTGAAGGTCGCCTTCTCTCCTTTCGGCGCCGCAAGTCCTGTTGCCTTATAGAGACGCTGCTCTGCTTCCAGAATTTCTTTTCCGCCTGGAACGCCCTTACCGGCTGGCTGCTTGAACATTCTGAACACACCACTGCCGACCAGTTTCCTGAGTCCGTAGTAGGCTGGACGTGCCCCGAAGAAAGCTGTTCCGATTGCGCCGTCAATGGCCATTTCCTTTGATGCATTCTTAAGGCGTGTAATTTGATCCGGACGGTTAATTCCTTGTGGTCCAAANGTNAANGATTCCGGGATTGCTTTTGATATTAAATTAAGCTGTTGGTTAGGGCTTTTTGCCAGCCAGTTCTTGGCCTTTCCTGCATTCGACATCATATCGAGTGCCACTTCATAGCCATAATCCATGAGGCCAACGCCNGCCATGCCACCAAGGACTGCGCCACCTGCACGTGCCCACCAAGGACCTTTCACGGTTTTAGCACCCCTTGCAGCACCGGCTGCAAATCTCTTGGCCCATTGTTTCTGCCCCCATTTCCATCCCTTGATGGATCCGCCAATGCTTCCAGCCATGAGCGAGCCCTGTCCTATTACGGGATAAGGGTCAGGAGTGGATGTCCACGTTCCTGAAACATCATAGTTGGAATATACTTGCGGTCCGACGTCAATGAAATCCTTTTCCTCCAACCCGGAGGCGAACATCATTTCCTTTCTCATTTCCTCCCCTTGATCGAGGTATTTTCCGTCGCCAGTTTCCTGATACTTGTTGACTGCCTCTTGGAGAAGAATTGTAATATTGTCCTGGACCTTATCGCGCTTCATTCTGTAGAGACGCTTGTTTTCAAGATCCGCATCACGTTCCGCAACTTGAGTCTCTGTCAATCCTAAGCCAAATTTATTCAGCCAGTAGTTTTCTTTTCCAAAAAGATTCTTTCCCTTTACCTTGGGTGTCAGGATATTTCCAAGAACTTGGAAGGGAGCTGCTGCAGGGTCTGCAATCCATTTCTTCTGGAATTTTCTTCCTTCCCTGATGATGCGCATGGATTCAGTTTCAGGTATTCCACCTTCCGTGGTTCCTGTAAATTCCACATCCCGTGGCGCATTAACGCCAGGGGTTACACCCCCGAATATATCCTCTTCGTATTCTTTATATTTTTTTGCCATTATTCTAGTACGCTTATGTCAACGCCGAATATATCCGCCCACTTATTGGTAATGGAATTTGATTCGACCATGTCTTCGTTATAGTCCTGCTGTATGTTTCCCTTTGTTTTATGTTTCCAGTCAACATAGCTTTGCCCTCCTGGGATGTCCGGAACAACGGAATAGTTAGCGGCGTCACGGTTCCTAAGATCGTAGTATGCATTCTCAAAGTCGCCCATGTTCGCGTACCCAAATTCGTCAGGAGCGTACTGAAGGTCGGATCTCTTCGACGCAAGTTCCTTGTTGTTCGTCAGTCCTGAAGACTCCATCGCACGCATCATGTCGTTGTGGAGCTGCATGTAAATTTTCATGTAGTTGTTGATGACCTGTTTCGGTGAGTTGGATCGTCCAAGTATTCCTGTCAGGGAAGTATCCGCAAAGGATCTTCTAAGAACGTCCGCCAACATACGTCCAGTAGGCTGCCTGTTTCTTGCAAGCATCAGCCCGATGGTTGTCTCGAATGTTTCAAGCGCACTCCTGTTTGGATCAAGAAGAATTCTTTCAAGGGAGTCCTTCGTGAAGTAAACCTTCGGGTCGCCTGCTTCTGACATGATATCTCCTTCAACATTGTAGCGCAAGTCATTCTGTCCGTACTTGTTTTTCTTGTCAATGAAGACTGGGATTCTCTCCCCACCCCATTCAATGGTTCCATTGCTCTCGTAGACTGTGAAGTCCCCGTACTTGTTGTTCACGATGTCGCTGACGAACCCCTTGTAGCGCTCATCNAATTTACCNTCATCGGCCGCCTGTTGAACAAGCTCCGCCANTGGACCGAATTTCCTTCCAACTTCTCCTTCAACCCCGATGAGATGCTGGTTGTTGATGATCGTCGGCATGATGTATTCCGCCATCTCTTTCAATCCACGCTGTGTATATTTCGCGTAAGACCTTTGCGCCGCCGCCGCGGCTGAAAGTTCCTTTCCGAATGTAGCGGCACCTTCTATGCCCGGCATCATTGAATATCCTTCCGTTCCGCCAGGGTCCTCGACGAAGGAGAACGCGTCATAGCCTAGCTTGTTGTTAAGATTGTAGTAGTATTCCTCTTCAGGGCTTGTTCGCTTCACCTGTCTTATCTTTGTTGGAGGCCCGGCAGTAATGAAATTGCCGTTATCATCCCTTTGGAATGATCCGTCTTTATTCATTGCATAATTGTTTTTGTAGACCCACACGTACGGTCCGCTTCTTGCGTCCGCCTCTTTTTCCTTGAAGTAAAGTTCCATCGCCGCTGTTGTCAATTCACGGTCAGCCTTCTGTTTTTCAGCTCCTATTTGAAATAGCATGGGTGCTGTCTGCGCGGCAGCCTTTCC